CATAGTCGCTACAAAACTACTGTTATTATAGTTTTTATAATAAGGTTTTATCATTCTAATTTTATTTGCCCATTCTTGAGCTAAATTAAAATCTTTACCTTTCCAACTTCCATCTTCAAAAACCTCTAAATCTCCACCTAATCTATTGTGTGATGAATCAGTAGTATTATTGCAAAACGCTATACATACAGGGAGAGTAAAATCATCATTTAATTGAGAAAACTTTTTAAGTTTAAAATATGATTCTACACCCATATTTGCATAACCTTCCATGAAATCTTTTTTAGTCCAATTTTTTTGATTAAGATTCAAGGTGTGTACTTCATTTAAATGATACCCTTCCAAAATAATATAATATATAAATGATTCTGCTTCTTTTGAAGCCATTAATCTGTGCTGTCCATCAATAACCTCAAATTTTTCATTTACTAAAATTGGATTACACTTCATTCCATAAATACGAATTGAATCGGCTAATCGCTTAATGTGCTGTAAATTTGGAACTCTGTTGCCATCAATTGTTTTAAAAATTGATAAATCATTTGTTTTGTAAACTTTGTTTACTTCTGCTGAATTTTGCATTTGACTACTATTATTCGTCATTGATGCTTGTTTTGTGTTAAACATACTTATTTGTTTTTACTTGTTAATTGCTGTTTCTAAAATCTTATAATACTCACGTGCTATTGATACCTTCTCAATAATTTTTTCAATCGCCTTTTCGTCACGCTCAACTATAAAACGCTTTACTCTTAAACGTGGTTCGATGTGTTCGAAGTTGTGCTTCATTTGAACTTCATGTCTTAAATCAATGTCCTCGTCAATTAGCCCCGCTTTCCAATGCGCTCGTCTTACTTCGTCTTCAACTATTTGTATTGGTGTGTTCATTAAACAATAAACCAATTCAGCTTCGGTTTTACCCGTAAGCCACATATAACCTTGTAGCTGCCAATAGTAATCCTTATTTTTTAAGTCAACTTCAAACATAGGAAAAGTAGATAAGTCCCAACTGCATTTTATATCTGCTAAAAGTGAATCAGTATTAATGTCAGGTTCTCCTGTTATGTATTCGTTATTAAAACGCTCCGTGTTTTTAACTACAAAATCCCAATCGAACTGTTCACTTGCAAATTGTATGGCATCGTCTTCCATTTCCAAACCTTTGTCGGTATAGCGTGAACTAAACTCTTTACGAAACCCGAAATAGTTTTCTTTGAATACTTCTTCAACATAAGCCTTCGCAGTAGCCGAAATTAACTCCGACTTACTGCGTGGCTCTGTCATTATTTTTCCTAAAGACGAACAACGTACTAACATTGTAATAACATTTTAGTTTGTTCTGCTGTTAACTCGAACTTGTTTAAGTCCGTCTTTTTGGCTTTACCTTGTTTGATTGCTTCGATTGCTTTAACAAAACGCTCATCGTTGATAGGTTGCTTTGTTTGTTCTCCTGAAGCGTCAGTATCTTTGTCAGTTACTAATCCTAAAGCTGAAGCTAAAGCATAACGACGAAAATAGGTCACGCCCGAACCAAATGACTGGTAATCGTTCATGCCTTTAAGTGGCACGTAAGGAATTAAACAATTAGAATCTATCTTTTCGCCTGATTCAAAATGAAATATAACCGTAGTTAAATAGTTTTGTCCATCATGTGAGTTGATTAATTGAGTGAATCCTAAACCGTGTTTTTGTAGTAACGGATTAATCACTTTGAAAATTGCGGGAAGGTCGCTGTAAGAATAGCCGTATCCTTGTGTCCCTTTGTGGATTGTTGGCACTTCTTGTTGGAAGTCTGCTAATGCTTTGAATAAATGTTTCATAGTTCTTTTACTTTAATTTTTACAAATATACGTATTATTTTTAATTCACAAGCATTATTCTAAAATTAAATTATAATCTGCTAATAATTCGTAAAGTCTATCCCTTACACTTTGCAGTTCAAATTCGTCTTTTTCTGAGTGCTTAATGTGAGTTCTTAAACTTTGGTCTAAATCACGGACTAACTGATGCCAATCGTTTCCTCGCATTGCTGAAATAGCATCTTCTTTGTCTTCAAATTCAATTATTACTTTCATGTTGTTTTATTTTTAATTTATATTCATTAATTAACTTTTTTAATTCGTCTTTTGACCATTTTTTTACATCGTAAGCACGGTTACGTAATAACTCGAACTCGTCTTTTCCTATCTTTCTAACTAAGTTGTTTCCGTACTCAATCAGATTGCCTGATAAAAAGCTATTGCAGTGTTCACATTGTAAGTGGCAATTCATTTCGTCAAACCTTACATTTGAGTGTCCACCTTGAGAAAAATAATGCCCGCAATTTTGTTTTTTAGGCGGTTTTTGGCAACTTATACAAACCAATCCAGCGTCTCTAAGACGGATATAGCGATTAAATACTTGTTGAGCCAATTTAAGATAGTCCTGAAGCGTGAGTAAATCTTCTTTTTGCTTCTTAACCTTGTCTTTTTTAATCTTATCCAAGTTCTTTAAAGCAAGTTTTGTCTTAGAACATAGGTAACAATATTTATCCGTGCTTTTATAGGGTACAAAAACAGTTGAACAATCTCGGCATTTTTTATCAAAATTAGTCTTCATCTTCTTCTTTTATTTCTATTTCTTGCACTGCACAATATAAATTTTGTAAAATTTCTTTTAAAAACCAATCTTCTGTTTGTGACATTTGAACTCTTATGTAAGTATGCATTTCAATAATTTCCCTTTTTGTTCTTTTCATCTTCTAATTTTTGGTAAATGTTAAATAAAGTATTGTAATACGGTAAGTAAGCACGTTTCCCGCTTTGTGATTTAAGCACCTTTAATAAACTTTCTACGGCGTATGCAACACTTTGTATGTAAACTGCTTTAGATAGTCTTAAATCGCGTTTAAGTTCGTGTTTTCGTAGGTTAAACTCCAAGTCGATTAGTTTCATAACGCTAAAATTTCTTTTTTTACCTCTTGCCAATACTTTGAAGGATAAAAACTACCATTATTATATTTTTCTTGTTGGTTAATTAATTCATCAACTGCTATTAATGCGCATTGTTTTGCTTGTTTAAAGTCTGAGTATTCATTATATTCATTTTCAATATCAGTAAACTTTTCCACTAACTCAATTGCTTTTTCTTTTGGTGTCATAACATCTTTTTTAAGTCCTCTACTTCTAATCTCATTTTTTGCATTTCAACTTCATTTAAAATTAACGCTTTCTCAAGGCTTATGTTTCTAAGTCTGTACGTTTTATTCTCATCTACTAAATGGTAAACTAATTCTTGTACATCTAAAAGGTCGTTAACGCTTTCTTTTTGGCTTTTTATTAGTTCGTGTTTATGTGGTGCTTTCTGCTCAAGGTCATCTAAAGCAAATTTAACACGGTGCAAAACAGTAGATAGTTGTGCTTTTCGGATTAATACGTCAAGTTCATTCATCGTTAAAAAGGTATATTTTCTGTAAAACTATTAAAACTATTTGTAATCGGTTCTTTTATCGGTGTGATGTCGTGGTTTCTTTTAATTACGTCTTTACCCGCAACTTTAAATCCAAGTCCGTAGTTGTAATCCAATAAGATAGGCTCATTCAATAGCGTTGGTTTACCTCCCGTATCAGTATCTTTAACTTTTACAACTTCAACCATTGTGTAATTCCATAAGTTCGTATGCTGTGTAAGTCGATGCACTACTAAAAAGTCATCTGCTTTATTTGCAAAAGCCTTACCGCCCTCAATATCCGATTTTAAAGGTGGCATTACGTGACCCGACCAATCATGTTTCTCAGGATATATAGCCGAGCGTCTTCCACTTGCACTACTTGGGTGCGCATTTACGTAAATACTTTTACCAGTCTTTGTAAACTGCTTTAAATCGTTTAATACATCGTAGTTGGAACTGTAACTCATCGGTGTTTTTAAACCGTTAAAAGGGTCGATTAAATGAATGTCGCAATCTGCTTTTATAAAGTCCGACATTAAGTCCTCAGGAGTGTAGCGTATTGTGTTATCAATAAATTTAAAGTGATGCTCCATTTTCATTTCGAATCTGCGAACCTCTTTGTAAGTTAGATCCATGAATTTTTGTCCCGCATACATTTGTATTAAGTCACGCATTACTTTACCTTGATAATTTTCATCCATGAATAAACAGATTTTTAAATCATGGTTTGTAACTAACGAAAGAAAGTACCATTCCATGAAGTATGTTTTACCTACGTTGTCATGTCCGAGAATTATGTTAAACTGTCCGTGTTTATGCACAAAGTGTTTATCTAAATCACAACCTAACTTTAAACCCGTTGGAACTTTTCCGTCAAGGTAATCGTTTAAGTATTTTGTGCTATGTCCGTTTTCTAAAATCATATTTAATTTTTTATAATTTGCTTAGCCATTGGTCGTAAATATTACTTGCTACTTGTGCAGTCATTACAGGAGGAACTGACATACCAATAAGGTATATAGGTTTGTTACTGCAAAAATTATAATCTTTAGGATAGCTTCCTCCTAATATAATTTCAATATCATATAACCTTCTTTCTTCTTCATAATGATAATAAGAGTTACTCCCTGCTCTTAAAGTTGGTAAAGCTCTATTTCTATCAAGTTTTAATTCTTGAAAATAATGACCTTTTTCGTGTACATCTGAACAACTTCTTCCTTCTTTTATTTTTCTCCAATATGGCAAAATACCTTCAGGGATATGTGTTATGTTTGTTTGAATTGTATTTGGCTGCTCAATTTCTTTGTATGTTATTTCTTTTTCATTGAAATCCATTTCAATTTTTGGTACTTCTGTAAACATATCTTGCCAATATAAAAAATCTTTTGCTAAGTCTTTTCTTAATGCTATAAAAAATACACGTTCCCGTCTTTGAGGAACTCCCATTTTTGAGGCATCTAATAAAAAGTGTTGACAGTAATAACCAGCTTTATCAAATGCTTTGTAAATTTCAATTACGTAATCCTTAGCATTACCTATTAAAAGACCTTTTACATTTTCAGCAACTACAACTTTAGGCTGCAATTCTTTTGCAAGGTCAATAAAATCAAAAAACAAAGTATCTAAAACTTGTTCTGCTTGTCCTTCTCTAAATTTCTTTTCTTTTCCCCAATCTTTGTCTCTGTTACCAGCCATACTAAAAGATGAACAAGGCGGGGAACCATCAAGAATATCGAGGTTATATAATTCAGCAGGTAAATCAGTACGATTTTTAAATGTTTGTATTGGTTCAAGGTACGCATATTTTGGATTGTGATTTGTTTTGTATGCTTCAATCATTTTTGGGTCTATTTCATTACAGCCCAAGACATCAAACCCAGCTAATTTATAGCCCATAGTAGAACCCCCACCACAAGCAAAGCAACTGAATACTTTTCCTTTGTCTTTTGTAAATACTGCATCTTTTAAAGTCCAATTGTATGGAAATTTATGTTCTTGTTTCATTGCATTTGTTTTATTTGATTAACTTGTTTCATTACGTGGCTCATAAAGTGGTCTTGTGATTCGTCTTTTTGTTGAATAGGTTTTGTATTTGTTTTCTCCCAAGTACGTACACACGCTTTCCAATCTTTCATTTTGTTCTTACCAACCATCCAACCTTTCGATTCGTAAAAGTCTATAAAAGTTTCTGCATTTACAAAGTTATTTCTTTCAAGACAATAAGATCTAACATCGTTAGCCGTAGGCGGTTTAAATGTATTATTTTCATTCTTTTCTTTCT